TTATTTGTCTTTGTTGCTTTGCGCAATTTCAAAACGCAGTGTTGCTTTTCGCACAAAACGAGAAAAGTTTTCGTATAAAATAGAAAAAGTGCGTTTTTGTAAAAATGTATAATGTTGCAAAAAAATACCCACGCAGATTTGGATCTTCTGCGTGGGTATTTTCATTTTTTATTCATTTTTCTGTGTCCATTTTGCTCTACAATAAGGTTTTTGCCTGTCTTTTTAATCTTATTTGGTTTGTATTCAAGCAGTTCTGAAATGTCGCAGTCCAAAACCTCGCATATTCTATCCAAATGTTCAAGATTAATTCTATCACACATTTCATTATAAATGTCGCAGATAGTTGCAGGTCTGATACCCGTTTTCCTCGCCAATTCTGCTTGTGTCATGCGATATTTGCCAAGAATAGTAGATAAATGGATCTTAATCATAATAACGCCCCAAGTAATATAATACCTTAAAGCGTTATTATTTACATAAATATGTAATATTATTACTAATTTAGTAATTTGTTATTATAACTTCTTTGAATTCTGCACGATTTTCATTTGTTACAGGCAGTAAGTTATGCCTGCTTATGTTTCTAATGTTATAATCTTTGTAAAGATTTCTGATAAAATCACAATCATTATAAGATAGTATAAAACGCCCTTTAATCGCTTTTAAAACGGCATTTAAACGGATATGGTCATCTTTATTAAAGCTTACATACCTCTTGTTATAATAGCGTTCTGAGGCTACATACGGCGGATCTACATAAAAGACAGCTTGTGGTCTGTCATATGTTTTAATTAATGATTCAAAATCTTTGTTTTCAATTATAACATTTTTAAGTCTTTCTTTGTATGCAGGTAACTCATCAATAATATTATTAATTGATTTAGTAGCTGTCGCAAATGAGCTGCGATTACTGCCAAAGCTACATTTGATAAGATACAAATATCGTGCGGCTCTCTGCAAGTCGGATAGTTCAATTTTATTTTCAATCTCATAACGATATTGGTTAAACAATTCTCGTGATTGTAGCCAGTCAATTTCTGACTGCAATTCCGAACAATTATACTTAATTTGCTTATACAAGTTGATTAAATAACCGTCAATATCATTAAAGACTTCCATTTGCTTTTTAACCTTATCTTTACCAAAGAGTACCCAGCCTGCTCCGCCGCATACCTCTATGTAACGCTCGCAATCAGCAGGAATAAGAGAAATTATTTGATTTTTGAGGTGACTTTTGCCACCTATCCAACCTATAAAACTTTTCATTGCTTTTACCTCCATAATATCTTTTGGGGCGTTATTATGGATTAAAAACAGATGATTTTATTTTACTTCGGGTAAGCCTTTAACGCTTGTGAGAATTGAAAGTAAACCTGCCAGAACGCTTGCAGAAGCAACCGTAACCCAGTTTACTTCACTCATCACAGCAGTCGTACCGATAGCTGCAACTGCCGTCTGTGCAACTGTCTTTAAAGCACGAATACCTGCAGCCTTTGCCCACTGTTTAAAATTGTTTTTATTCATTTTTACCTCCAAAATTATGTCAATGTAATCTGCACACCGTCAATTTTAGTGCCGAGAAGTCCTGCGTAACCGTCCTGTGAGCTGTCTTTTTCGGTGTTGTGCTGCCAATCCCAAAAGCCTGCACCCTGCTCACGCACTCTGTATGTAGCTTTAAAATCGCCGACACCCTCAAACTCAACCTGCAATCCGTCAATTACTTTGCCCTTGATACCTGCATAGCCGTTTACATCATCGTCAATGTCATAGCCTGTCACCCACGGCAGCCAGTCACCGTTGAGCAAATGAACACGGTAGCGTAGGTTGCCCTCTGATACCTTAACCGCTACTCCTGAGATTGCCTGCTTTGCTCTGCCTGCAACATTGCCAAGACCCTTTACTTCATTGTACCAACGATTGTCTGCGTACACTCTGTATGTAATAGTAGGCTTTTTGGGCTTTACCTCACTACCACCAAGTTTCTCAGTAACACGCCTAGCTAAATCGCCTAAGCGATTATAAAGCCAATCACCCGGGCAAGCCTTGTTGTCAAACCATCTGTGCACTGTAATAAGTATCTCATCTGATTTAGGGCTGTAATTAAGTGCCTTATTCTTATCATTGAACCACAAGAGCTTTTTCTTGCCATTACGCTTGCAAATATCAACACAGAGCTTTACAAGACTGTTGTAAACATTGCTGTTCATCTCGTAAGGATGATATGTTTCACTTGCACACTCAATAGTGACCGCTCTCTGGTCGTTACTATTACTTGAAGAACACCAAGAACGATTACCCTCGTCAACGCAGAGTAACACTCTACCATCGGCACCGATACCGTAATTACAGCTTGCCTCTCGGTTGGCATTCATAAAAATATTACCGAGCGTTTCAACTGAACACTGACCCACAACACAGTGTGGTGTTATACGGTCAATACTATGTGTTCTTGTTCCCGAATGATTCGGACTTAATTTTGTGTAGTTTACAAGTTTTGAATTACTCATTTATTTTTCCTCCCATACTGCCATAATAGCGTTGTAATATTCCTCTGAAAGTTGTTCCTTTAAAATTGCTCTGTCACTTTCACAGTTTGTATATGCGTTGCGGACATTTTCGCCGACCTGCACATCTTCGCCGCCGAGATTGATAAACTTCTGTCTTAACACGCTTACGCTATCTTTTGTGAGCATATCAAGCGTGATTTTTTCTTTAAGCTCCATAAAATTACCTCCTACTGTCTGATATATGTAATTGTAAAATTGATTTTCTCATCATCTGTAAATTTATCCGTCGATGAGCTGATGTAAAGCCACGAGCCGTCAAGGCGGATGTTTCTCAGCTTATTTGTAGTTGAGTACACAGCAATACTCGTAAATCTACTTTCGTTTTTTGCCGGGAAAGGCAAGCCTGCCATCTGAATATACGATTTATCCGCAACAAGTTTTGTAATGTTTACCGATACAGTAACCACTTTGCCGTTTTTCACATAGTTAAAACTGCCCTCGTTGCCGTCATAAATCGTCTGTCCGGGTGTAAGACTGCCCGTACCGCTCTCAACATTTGAGCTGTCATATTTTGCCGCAATAGCACTTTCCGCAGCGGTTTTATTTTTTGCAATAGTCTGATTAAGAGTATTAACGCTGCTGTACAATGTGCCGCTTGTAACATAATTTGGGCTGTTTGCCGCAGGCACGGTATCAAACGGCATTTTGATAAGTTTGTCATTTAATGCCCTATTCAGATATGTTTTATCGTAAGCGTCTGTAATTCCGTAACCGGCAAGAGTATCCGCCTTATCCGCTTTTTTCTTAAGAGCAGGCTGTACATAAGCTTCATCATAATCATCAATCATTAAATCTGCTTTTGTGATTACTTCATCTTTTGCTTTTTCGATTGCTGTGTTTATATCATCTTTTGTTGCGAGCGTACTACCTGCTGGCTCGAATTTTGATTTGTCATTAATAGCTTTTTCTGTGACTTTAACGATAAAGTGCTGTGCTGTAATAACAGCTCCGCTGCTGTCAGACAGCACAACCTCACATTTAGTCACGCCCGGCAGAGATAGAACATTATCTGTAAGCTCAACAACGATTACATTATCTGATATTGTGCAACTTTGAGCACTTGCAACTATAACATTATTAGTTACAGCGTTAAGAACAGCAGTCATTGTACTGTCAAGGGTAACTTCTGCATCATTAGCTGTAAGTGTTACATCAATAAATCTTGATTTTTTGTCTAATTGATGACTGTATAAAATCGGAGTTGATGTTTTTTTGAGCAGGTCTAAATTAAGTTTGTAGTGCTGAATGTTCATCATTGCCTCCTATTTCTTCTGCAAAAATGACTTCGGATTCAGCAGGAGCTTTATCCTTATCGTCTTCACAAACTGTTTTTTCTTCTGTGATAAATTTCATAATAACCTCCTACCAAGTTGCTTTTTGTAAAATTCCGTTTTTAAATGTCAGCGTAAATTCTTTCCATGAGCTTGCTGTACCGTCACTTTTAAATGAGGTGACATAGTAGCCTTTGAAAGTACCGCTAATAGAACCGCCCTCAAATTTCCAATCGCTTAAAACCGCTTTTCGTAAATAGTTGTTGTGCAAATTCAAGTCACAACCTGCGTGCAACTGGTCTTTCTCGTATTCGTCAGAGAGTTTCTTAGCAGTATATGTGAGCTTCATCGTAAATGCCTCTGCATCGTCTGAACTCATATATGCCCATGTCATATACGCCGAATTGCTGTTGAGGTCAAAAGATAAGCCTCGTTTGTTGTCATCGTGTAAATATGAGCTTGTACCAACCGAGCCGACTTCATTATCGTTGTAATAAAAGTCTTGCCCGTATTGATTAAGTGACATCAGCTTTTTATCTCCGAGGTTATATACATTAAGCTGTGCATTTTCAAACTTTATGTATTCCGAGATATTATTCCATGCAATCCTCACATCTTCCGCCGATTGCTGTAAAAGCGTACTCCAACGATTAGTGCCAACCACTTTATTGACTTCAAGAAAAAGTCCCTCTGCGGTCTGAGTGAACAACGATTCATTAACAGAGCTTGCCCACGATTCAGCAACATGGAGAACTGTTGTGTCTAAATCCTGCTTGATTTCATTTACTTTAGTTCTATCGTGTAGCTGTTGAGCGTTAAGCTCTGTAATACGATTATTAATAGTTGTCAGTTTACCTGTGACTTTTGCAGGAATTGAGGAAAGAGTAACTGTATTCAAAATTGCCTTTGCAGGATATTCCTTCAGTTCAACAAAGCGAAAGTTTTGTTTTCTCTTGCGGTTGCGGTCAATCAGAGTGACTACATCATACAAGTTATACGAAAAAATATCTTTGTAAATATCCGGCTGTGCCTTTGCAAGGTCAATAACCTTGCAGGTATATGATTGCTCCGGCTGTGCCATATTTGCAAGTTTAACAACTGCGTCATCATAAAGCGACTGAGCGTTAGTATATCGTTCATCACGCCACACGCTGCTGATTACCTTGTCTGTATAATCGTGATTTTCTATGTAGTCACAGCCGTTATTAACGCTTGCAATAGATAAGCCGTCTTTGCCGTATGCATACAGTCTTGTGACCAATCCCGATGAGTTGCCTTTGAAGTTTAAGTCTGTAAGATTTAATTCGTCGGTAAAATATACTCCCTTAGGCTCAGTATTGTTTTCGGGCTTTATAAGAGTTATTTCCTTTCGCTTTGTATTAAACTCATATACATTGCCGTAGCTTGTAGAATTGGTACATTGGTTTAAAATATCAAGCACAGTTACATCGCTAAGTTCGAAGCTGCAACGCTTGCTTACAAGGGCTTCGTTTTTAACACTCCAGTCGGTATTGGAAAGTATTTCAGTACATATGTTATGAAAGCTCTCTGTAGTCTTGTTAAAGCTTGTAAACATATCTGCACGAAGGTCATCAAGATTAAGCTCACAAACAATAGTTGATATGGTTTTGCGTTCGTTGATACTTTTAATCAGATAGCGTTGATTTTCGTATTCGACTTCGCCGTCCAAAGCAAAATATTTATACAAGCTGTGCTTAGGCGATATGTCAAATTGCAGGCTCATCATACCGCCGTATGATTTTGTTACGCAAAAGGTACTGTCAATATCTGTAAATAGCTTTACTTCATTGTTGTAAAAGATTTTTAATACCATTTGAACACCTCTTAAATCACACAAAAACAGGTGTGTAAATTACCTGAATATCAGCCTGAGAATTATTACAGCTTATTGTATTAGTTCCGGGATAAAGCAAAGGAAAATCAATTAAGGTGCTGTCAAGGAACTTATTAACTCCGCCGAGCGTAATTAAACCAAGCTCACCGTCAAGAACTAACGGTGTATTTGCCGAAATATTAATAACAACTATTCCCATAATTGAAAGCAATGAGCTTTGCTCGGGTAATGTCACCTTAAGCTTAAACTTACAGGGAGTAGTTGACTGACAATATATTTTACCGTTCGGAGCAACATCAGCAGTTACAGTTGGTTTATGTCTTATTGCATTAAATGTATAAGTTACATCGTGTTCTCCGCTGCTGTCAAATGCTGCGGCAGAAACCGGGCACCCCAT